CCCATATTGACAATTTAGAAGATCTTTGGGCAGGCCTATATCCTACGATTTCCACAGGCGGCCGCTGTATAGCTCTGTCTACGCCAAATGGTGTCGGCAATTGGTTTCATAAGACATATTCAGAAGCCGAGGAGGGCTCAAATGATTTTCATCCCATAATTTTGCCATGGGATGTTCACCCCGATCGCGATGATGCGTGGTTTGTTAAAGAAACGCGGAATATGTCCACTCGCGAAATCGCCCAAGAACTCGAGTGCAATTTTAATACCTCCGGTGAGAGTGTAGTCCACCCAGCCGACATTGGTTGGGTTGAGACTCTGGTCCGCGATCCGGAATATAGAACTGGTTTTGACCGTAATATGTGGATCTGGGAAGAATATCAGCCTGAGTGCTCTTATTTGATGGTTGCGGATGTCGCCAGGGGCGACGGCGCCGACTATTCAGTATTTAATATCATCAAACTAGAAACAATGGAAGTGGTTGCTGAATATCAAGGAAAGCCGACCTTGGACATGTATGCAAATATTCTTTTGCAAGCGGGAAAGGAATATGGGAAGTGCCTTTTGGTGGTGGAAAATGTCGGAATCGGGATATCTGTATTGGAAAAACTTATTGACTTGAATTATCCAAATTTATATTACTCCATCAAGGGCACTCACGAGTTTATTGAGAGTCACCAGGGGAGCATAGCCAGCAACGCAGTGCCCGGTTTTACTACTTCCACAAAAACTAGACCCCTTATTGTCGCAAAACTTGAAGAATTCATTAGAAACAAACTAATTAAGATATATTCGGTTCGTTTTTCTAATGAATTACGGACTTTTGTTTGGCATAATGGGAAGCCTCAAGCTATGCGAGGCTATAATGATGATTTAATCATGGCATTGGCAATCGCTTGTTGGGTTCGTGACACCGCACTCACAGCAAACCAGAGAGACATAGAATACAAAAAGGCTTGTCTTAATTCTATGGTAACAGTTAACACAAAATTAAATACAACAATCCCAGGAATGGAAGGTTATAGAAGCAAAGAAGCTATGGACGAAAAAATGTTCAAGACAATAGAAGACTATAAGCAATATTCTTGGCTAATTAAAGGATAGATAATGGCCGATCAAACCAGAAACCCAAACAACGCGCAGTCAGAGCTTTTTAGACGCCTGACGCGCCTATTTTCGGGCCCGATTGTAAATTGGCGCACACAAATGAATCGCAAGATTCGAAGAACAGCGCTAGATAAGTATTCCACGGAGTTCAAGAGCGCTTCGGGCCAGCAGTTTAAAAAATCCGAATACAGTCCGTTCGATGTCTTGAATTCAAAATTGATGGCACAGCAAAATCGTATAGAGAGATACGTCGACTATGAACAAATGGAATATATGCCAGAACTGGCTTCGGCTTTGGATATATACGCTGATGAAATGACGACCCACACTTCGATGACTCCAATGCTGGATATAGTGTGTTCGAACGAGGAGATAAGGTCGGTTTTAAAATCTTTGTACGAGAATGTTTTGAATATTGATCACAATCTTTTCGGATGGTGTCGATCAATGTGTAAATTCGGCGACCACATTGTGTATATGGATTTAGATGATCGTTTGGGCGTCAAGGGAGTCATCCCGCTCCCCCTTAGAGAAGTTGAACGCCTAGAGGGTGAGGATCCGACTAATCCAAACTATATTCAGTATCAATGGAATTCTGCCGCCATGACTTTCGAAAATTGGCAAGTAGCCCATTTTCGTATTCTGGGTAATGACAAGTACGCCCCATATGGAACTTCCGTTTTGGAGTCCGCCCGCCGAATTTGGCGCCAATTAGTGCTCATGGAAGACGCAATGATGGCCTACCGCGTAGTTCGTTCTGCCGAGAGAAGGGTTTTTTACATTGACGTTGGCAACATAGCGCCACAGGATGTAGAAGCCTTTGTCCAGAAGACGATTACTTCTATGAAGAGAAATCAGGTTGTTAATGCTGACACTGGAAGGGTAGACTTACGTTACAATCCACTTTCTGTCGAAGAGGATTATTTTATTCCAATCCGAGGCGGAGAATCGTCCAAAATTGAAAATTTACAAGGAGGTCAGTTTACCGGAGTTATAGATGATATCAAATATTTAAGGGACAAAATGTTTTCAGCATTGAAAATCCCGCCATCATACCTCTCGAGTGACTCCGATAACGCCCAGGAAGACAAAACAACTCTCGCCCAAAAAGATGTTCGCTTTGCGCGCACCATCCAGCGGCTACAACGTTCTGTGATCTCCGAACTGGAAAAGATTGGGATAGTACACCTCTATACTTTGGGTTTCCGAGGCGATGATTTAGTAAGTTTCAGACTTAAATTAAACAATCCATCGAAAATCGCCGAGTTGCAAGAATTAGAACATTGGAAGACAAAATTTGACATCGCTGGCGGCGCAACTGAGAACTTCTTCAGTCGACGCTGGATTGCTGAAAATATATTTTCACTGTCAGATGAGGAATTCATCAGAAATCAAAGAGAAATATTTCATGATCGTAAATATGAGGCCCTTCTCACCTCTGCGGCCGAAGAGGTCGCAGCCCAAGCCGCCGGCGGAGCACTGGGCGATGAAGATGTCGGAGGCGAAGATTTCGGCGATGAGGGTTTTGGAGATGAAGATCTCGGCGCCGAAGATCTCGGAGGCGAAGAGGAAATCGCCTCAGATGGAGCCACTGATGATGTTGACGCACTTTTAGCGGCACCAGCCAAACGTGATTCTCAAAATAGAAGATATTCTGACAATTCCCTTAAAAAGTCGGCCAAAGGACATGGGTATGTCAAGAAAAATCAACGAGGAGGCGACGGCCGCAACGGCCGCCCACAGAATTATCAAGCCATAGCGATCCCAAAGCCAAGAGAAGTTGTTCCTGGATCCCGTGATTTTCGATCCCTTTCTCGTGGTCTTTACGAAGAAAACCAACCTATTTATGAAAAAGAAGAAGATATTCTACTAGAATCCAATATACTGGTAAAAAATCTAATTAAGGAATTACAAGAAAGTTCGGAGATTAAAATAAATGAAAATGAAGCATAATAAGAAGCGTAATACCGCTTTTCTTTTTGAGGTTCTGATAAGGGAGTTGACTAAAACCATTATCTCAAAGGACGACAAAAGGAAAAAAGCTATTTTAACTTTGGTTAGGGAGAATTTTAAGGGAAATACTATTTTGTCAAAAGACTTGGATTTGTATAAGGCCATTCTCGACACCAGGCAGGTAGAGCGCCGCACCGCCGAGAAGATTATTTATGAAGCTAAGCTACAAAAGCGACTTATAAATAATAAAGAATTATTTCGTCAGCAAACCGCGCTAATTAGCAAAATTAATAAAGAAATTTCTTCTGACGTGTTTACTAATTTTGTTCCAAATTATAAAGATATAGCTACCGTATTTCAAATTTTTCATCCAAAAACGAAAACGAAAAATCGTGTTTTGATGGAAAATACTCTTGTTGACGGGATGATTTCCGACCAAGAGCGCGAAAGAGAGCTACTTAAACCTATTGATAATTTGACTTATAAAGTTTTTGCCAAAAAGTTTAATGAAAAGTATTCTTCTACTCTCTTAGAGGGGCAGAAAGAATTACTTAAAAGATATGTTGGGTCTTTTATAGATAATGGGGTAGATTTGAAGATATTTTTGAGCGAGGAAATCCCCAAATTGAAAGAGTCGGTTATTAAAGCCTTAAAAATGGAAGAAATAAGATCTGACAAAACTATGGTCGAGAATACTAAAAAAGTTTTGGCCATATTGGAGGGCACTCACAAAAGGCCCGTGGATAATTTCTTCATCCACGACATCTTAAAAATACAGAACTTAGTGAAGGAACTGCAAAGCTAATGAAACCTCTAACCGTATACCTCGGCCCCGAAGCCGAAAAAACGAGAGTGACCCTGGAGCTTAAAGCTCGAAAATCTTTGAATGGAAATATAATAATTCTAGATCATAAAGAAATAGACATCGTTGTTATGCCATCATCGAGCAAAATTGTCACTTTCGCAAAGGACGATTTCTCCGAGACAGTATATGAGGCTCAGGATCGCTTTTTTACCTATTTGAAGAGAAAGGGCATTGTTTCATATGAATCGATCCAGGGAGGAGCCGTATTTGGCTCTATCGAAGGCCTCCTTGAGGAGTCGAGCAACGCGCACGTCAGCCCGGTAGACTACGCACTTTATAATATTTCTAAATTTCTGAAACAAGAGCAGCCTTATTATGATTATATTGATGATTATGAAAAG